TGAAGAAGAGATTTTTCAGCGGGCTCTGGCCCAAATCAAGAAAGGACAACTACCTCATGCCGTCGTCTATCAAACGCCAGAAGAAGTGGAAATCTGGACTATCCCGAACAAGCCAACCATTGCGGAGGACTCCGCTAAAACGGATCAGCAGCAAGCAGCGTAAGCGAATAGGAGAGTACAGCAAACTGCGACTCAACTTTCTGCTTATGTCGCCAATCTGCCACATCTGCGAGGAACTAGCCACTGACATCCATCACAAGGAGGGAAGAGGCTCCAAGACTAACGACACAACCACATGGATTGCGACCTGTCGGTCGTGCCACACAAAGATACACAACAATCCTAGCTGGGCTAGGGAACAAGGATACTTAAAATGAAAGACAAAGAAAAACGCCTGTTAGTTATTGATAGTGCTCGAAAAATTGAACACTTGTTAAACGACAAAAGAACGAGTGAAGCCTTGGACATTGCTGAGCAATATGCCAACGGCAAGGCCACCGATAGCGATCTTATGACCGCTCGCCAAATAGCCCAAATAGCGGGAGTAAAAGCATCAGCCGATTGGGACGGGGAATACATCAACGAATTTTCTGATAGATTTTTTGCCTCAATTATGGTATTTGCTGCTTGCGTTAAAGACAGCAATGAAGCACTCTCAATGTCACACGACGCTATTATTAGCGCAATAGACGGATTACATTACGGAGCAAACCCGACGGGATATGTTAGCAAATTTACTTTACTCAAATGAAAGAAAAAACAGACCAACTCATCAATCATCTCATCGGCGACTGCATCCACGCAGAGAACTCCACCGATCTTTACAACGCCCTTGTGCGCTTAGAGAAAGGTAGTGTTGCCGTACTCAACCTCATCCGAGTTAAGGAACTGGAACACTATTACAGCGGAGATGTAGAATAATGAAGTGCGAGATGGCTGGACGTTCCCAAATGAGCGTCACGGGAGCCGACGGCGACACCATCTACACCGTAGAATTTGACGAGAACGCACCCAACGGAGCCTGTAACTGTCCCGACTTTATGACCAGATGCCAAAGAGAATGGGACAAAGCAGGTCGAGTTAGGGAATACGGTGAACCACTACGCACCCGCTGCAAACACATCAACGCTGCTATCCTCTACCTCGGCAACGCCGTAGTGGGTAGCTTTAACAAATGAACGACAAGCCCTATTGCAACGGTCAATGGACTAAGGCTCGCTTCAAGAGCTTCGTCACCTCTGCGTTGCGTAGGGCTTCGTCTCGTTGGGCACCAAAGTACACCTGTAAGAAGAAGGCTAGGACAGCTAGAAACACCTACAAGTGTTCGCTATGCGCGAATAGCGTAGGCAACAAGGACATTAAGATAGACCACATCCATCCCGTCGTTGACCCAACAAAGGGGTTTGAATCATGGGACAAGTTCATTGAACGTCTTTTCGTGGAGCTAGACGGCTACCAAGCCATCTGCATCACCTGTCACAAAACCAAAACCGCTGAAGAGCGAGAGATAAGGAAGAAAAACAAATGATCCCATTACTCGTCCCCGTATTCGCCGCTTGCGTAGTTGCAGGTGTTGTTAACAAAGACATTCACATGATTGTTGGAGCTGGATTCATGTTACTATCCGGCTGCCTTATATTTGCTGCCGTGGGAATTTCCCACACAATCGAAAGCCAAGAATGAAACCTCGCATCAACCGCCTGTTCGCGGACATTGAAACGTCCCCCAATGTCGTGCTTTCATGGCGCGTGGGCTATGACATTCGTATTGATAATGACAACATTCTCAAGGAGAGAGCAATCATTTGTATTGGTTACAAGTGGGAGCACCAAAAGAAAGCCAAGGTGTTACGTTGGGACAGCAACCAATGCGACAAGAAGCTCCTCCAAGAGTTCATCAAAGTGGCCAACCAAGCCGACGAGATTGTTTTCCACAACGGAGACAAGTTTGATGTGCCGTGGATTCGCGCCCGAGCCATCTTTCACGGCTTAGACCCCATGCCCCAATACCGCACCATTGACACCCTCAAATGGGCGCGTAGCAAGTTCCTCTTCAACTCCAACAAGCTCGACTACATTGCCAAGTACTTAGGCTTAGGCGGCAAGATAAAGACCGAGTTTGGCCTGTGGAAAAAGATTGTCCTTGAGAAGAATGTTAAGGCCATGAATCAAATGTGCGTCTATTGCGCCAAAGACGTAGAGCTGCTTCAGGAAGTTTGGGAGAAGATGGAATACTACCTGCCCCACAAGACCCATGCTGGCGTAGCTTCTGGCAACGATAAGTGGACTTGCCCCGTTGATGGTAGCAGCAACGTAAAGATCAACCGTAAGCAAATTAGCTCAACGGGAACACTGTCCTACATGATGCAATGCAAGGACTGTGGCCGCTATTACAAGATTAGCGCGACGGCCCACAAGGACTACGTTGAATGGCGTAAGTCACAATGAGCGCAGCCAATAGCCCCATAGACCCGCTCTACTGGTTCAAAAATGTACCACCTAGCATCCTTGTGGCAGTTAAAGAAGAAAGCGGCTCCATCATCCGCATAGATCAGATGGATAAATGGAGGTTTGTGTCTCAGGCCGCACAGGACGGTATGTTCCTATGCGAGATAGTCGGGAATGCCCGTTGCGGGCTTAGGTTCTTCCTGCTAGAAGTGGCTACCGCTGCGGCTGAACGGGTTGCCGATTAGCGATGTTATTGTTATCGCTTTCCATTGCCATTTTAAGGGCAAATGAGTTTGCCGCAGAAGTTTTCATAAACTTATCTACGTCATACATGGCACCAGCATAAGCATTAGCAGTAGATGGATTGACGTAAAGAGCGTAAACCGTGTTATAACGCTCCTGATCAATGAGTTTCTTAACGTTACTAAGAGCGGAATAAAAGCTGGTTCCAGAAAAAGACTGACCTTTAATAAGATTTCTAGCTGACACCACTGGTTTTAACACATCATTAAAAGATGTGTAACTATCAGAAAGTGCTTCTCGCGTAGCAACAATTCTTTCAAGTGGTTTAGAGAAATTCTTCTCCAAATTGGCATACTCAGAATCACCCATCAATGTTTTAAGGATTTCTCGTCTTTTTGCGCCATTTTCTCCTTGAAAGAAGTTTAGTGCAGTTTTGCTGTTTATCCGCTTTCCGGCAACATCTTCGGTTCTTGAGAACAAATCACGCATAACTTCTGCCATTGCCGATTTCTTAAGATCATTAAGCACGTTTGTTCGTCCGCTTGTCTCCAATGTTTGAACAAATTCTCCAACTACGGATGGACTCATTGAAAACAAACTACCAACCCAATTTCCATTTTGAGACGGGTCTTTGCTTAACCCCATATTTGTATTGCTCAAAAGCTTCATAATTGGGTCTTCTTTAGCTAGTGCTTGAGCCTCTTCAATTTCTCCAGCTTTGAAAGCAGCAGCTTTAGCCTCTTTATTCATACGAGCAGCCGCATTAGCCCTAGTCTTTACATCCATTGAAATCAAAAAGTCTTTGTAAGCTCTATCGTAAGCAATACGAGCAGCAGCAGCTCCTTCTCCAAAGTTTTTGCGATTCTTGATGTATTGACTGAATTGCTCTGAGGTAATTCCACCGGTTTCACCAGCAGAAGCTACGCGAGCAAGTTGCTGAATATCTTTAGCACTGCCCAAATTGAGTTCTTCAACAGGGAATTTACGCTGCCTGAGTTCATCAAGTGTTGTGATTAGTTTTGGAAAATCAACAATTTTAGCTGCACTATCCTGCCCTTTTCCAAAACTGAGACTATCCTCAACTAGCGTATCTCGCATTGCCCCAAGAAAGTCTTTCTTGAAACGATTAGCAGCATTCAAGGACTTACTTCCACCTAATCCAGTGATAGCATCTGCGTAAGCATTTACCTCATTAAGTATTGGTGCAACCGTTCCTTCTTTCTTCATCAATGAAAGAATGCCACGCATATCACCTTCTCCAATGAGTTCAATTACATCGGTTTTCTTTGCGCCATACACAGCCGCAGCTTGAGCATTTGTAAGCTTCCAAATTTCAGATTTTGCCGGATTATTCTGTGTAATGTAAGAATCAGCAGCATCTTTTATGACGTTATAGCTGCTAGAAGCTATGCGATTGGCATTGCTTCGGCTTTGTGTTTTGCTTAATTCTTGAACAAATGTATCCCTGAATTTGCGATAGCCCTCTAATGAAATAAGACCAGTTCCATCTGGGTCTAATGTTTTTAGACTTGAGCCAAGAGCATTGATAAATTCAGTTTTAGCAATGTTACCCTCAAGTCCAAGTCCCTTGTCAGATGATTTTGTTGCGCTACGGACAATATCTGCAACCGAAACAACCGGGTCATTTAACCCAATGTTAAGGTTTCCGTAAGCCCTATCCAAACCTGCCTCAACAGAATCCCTAGAAGCCCTAGCAATTGTACGCAAATTGTCCATGCTGGCACCGCCTACAACTGTTCCAATCTTCTGTGAAACGCCGCCAAAAATACGCTCTAAGCCTTGCTCATAAACATATTTATCTTTTGCGGCCATCATTCCAGCATCTTTAGCATCTGCTCTTAATTTCAAGGCATCAGCCCTTTGTGATGCAGTGGCTTCAGCGGCTTGTCTTTCAAGTTTTACGGCTTGATCCCTAGATGAACGAGCCAAGTTTTGCAAATTGGTTAGTTCACCAACATAAGGCGAAAGCTTTCCTGCAATTTCGGCACTATCTTTAGCTCCTTCGTATGTTTTAGCCAACAATGGGCCAATCTCTGCGTCTAGGTTGTTTAAGGATTTGATAGCATATTCATTTCCATCACTAATAACCTTGGCTTCAAGTCCTGAATATTGAGGAAGGATTTCGGAAGCCATTACACTTCCGCCAGAACGCTGCTGAATCAACTCATCACGAAGAAATTTAGCTGTTTGTGCTTTTGTGTTTTTAGCTCCTAAAGCACTTGAAAATGCTGCCATTCCAGCCGGAAGACCAAAACGCAAAATGCTTTCTTCAGTGGATGATGGTTTCTTAACTTCACCTTCTTGGATAAAACGACCCAACTCGGATGTTCCAACATTGACAGCAGAACTTGCAAGAAAGTTAGAAACAGACGGAAGTATTCTAGGAGTTAGTTTAGTTGGAGCTGAAAGTCCAAATGTAAATGCCGACCCTGCTTCTCTTGGGCTATATTCCTGACGGGTTCCTTGTTGTTTTTCTAATGCTTGGCCAAGAAAATCAAATGCTCCAGAGGATATTGCTCCAGCAAGTGCAGTGGGGATAAATCCCGCGCCACCCGTTGCAAGACCAACAGCAACAGGGCCACCATAACGAACAATATTTGGAGCATACTCAGGTTGAATTGGTGCAGACATACCAAGACCACCCATACCACCAGAGCGAGCAGCAGCAGCCATCATTGGTGCATATTGATCTGATTGCGCTGTATTTTGTTGAACAGTTGGAGTTTCTACGGTAGCAGATGCGGTATTAGCAGCAGACTGTTGAGAAATAAATGCCTTGATTTCTGCATCAGATGGCTCGCTTTCAGCATCAACCGTATATTCTTTGCCGTCAATTTTCTTGGTGTAGGTAGGCATTAGCGAGGTGTAATTGAGTTAATTACGGTGGGTAGTTTGATTTTCTTAACTGGTTGTCTTAAAGCCTCTCCCAATTGATCATAGACTCCATTTTCAACCTTTTCGTTGTAATCATTAACAAGTCTTTGAACAGCTCCGCGACGAAAAATAGCAATCGTTTTAATAGCCTGTGGAGTTAGCGTTGTGCCACCAACAAAAGCAGCGCGAAGATTTTTCATTTCTGCTGGGGTATCAAAACTGCGTGTGGTAAGGCCAGCAGAAATGATTGCAGACATTAAATCTCTTCCGAGGACACTTTCAATAATCTCGGTGTTTGAAACTCTTTCAGCGGCTTGTCTATCGCCAAAAATTGATCGAAGCTTGTCAATTCCTTGAGATATTTCTCCCGTGAAACCAACATTTAGATTGCCTTTATCAATCATTGAAATCTGATTGTTAATGCTTTCAAATTGTTGAACGGCTGAGTTAGCATTTTTGTATTCATTATATAATCCTTCAGCAACCTTTGAAGCGTATGGATTTGGAAGAATACCTTGATCAATTTTTGAAAAAATGCTCCCAAGTTCATCTGCATTAGGTTGTCTTTTGTATTTATTTGTGAAAGCTGCAACTTCAGTGTCTAGGCGTTGCTGTTGATAGGATGGCAATGCTGTTTGTTTAGCACCCAAAGCCCTAGTTTCCGCCTTAGTCTTTGCTATTTCAGACGGAGCCCTTGCCATAGCAATGGCTTCTGGAAATGACGCTCCGGCCTCAACAAGACGTTTAGTTAATGCTTCTTCCGTGTCTGGTTGCGTTGGACGACCCAAATAGAATGGTGCGTTAGCCTGTGGTGGCGTCATTGCAGCGGAAAATCTTGCATTGCGTTGCCGATTTGCAGCATCCGTCAGAGCTTGCTGTTGGATGAAGCTCTCAATTGCCCGTGGTTTTTGCAGCAGTTTTTCTGTCTGAGTAACATACGCCTCTAGTTTTCCAATGGAAATCTTGGGGATGTCTTCAAGTGAAAATTCCTCAAGTGCTTCAGGACGAATAGGAGCCTTGTTACCATAAGCCGCTGGATCGGCCTTAAATCTATTCATCGACTGAATTGCTTCACCGATGTTGCTTCTTGCCTGTGTCTCAAGGAAATCGCGCTTTTGCTTGTTCTGTTGATACTGTTGGATGCCACCGCTAATCTGTTGACCGAGATTGGCGTACATCTGACCAGTGACCTGACCAGCATTCTGAATGCTTTGGGCAGCAGATTGGGCACCCTGTGTAATGGGGGAGTAGTCGATACGACCTAGGGCTGGATTTACGGTACTTCCAATCATTGTATTTGAAAATTATAGGGTGGACGAGAAAGCGGCCAATTCTTCAATCATGCTATTGACGGACACGCCAGACATACGATAGCCGATATCTTCTGTCAACAAGTCGTAGGAACGGGTGACGCCGCCATAAACCTCAATGGCTTCAATGACTTCGCCGCCCTTAAAGCTGTTGCCAACATTGTAGTCCATCGAGCGTTCACCTTCAATGCGGTGCATATCGCACACAGAGAAGTTCTCGCCATTATCGAGATAGAAGCGATGAAAGCGTTCGGCTTCTGGATTCTCGGCGTACTCATGTTTGATGAGCACCTTAACGGGTTTGCCAGAGAAACCAATGACGCTATCACCGGAGCGAATGTCTTCGATAGCCACTTGGCCTTCTGGTGTGTCAATGAGTTCGCCTTCTGGAATACATTTGAATAATACTTTTGTGGATAAAGCTCCACCAAGAATGGAACCAAGCCCACCTGCAATACCGGAAGTTTTTGTAGCAGAGGCAGACGCTTTAGCAGCATCCATCTGAGCTTTAGCAGCAGTTTCAGCAATGCTCTTATTGGTGATGTTAGCCTGATTAGCCAACGAAAGATTGATACCCGTATCTGGATTGTACGTCGTAGGAGTGTTGAACGTCTTAGCCAAGTCCAGAGCGTAGCCTTGTTGGGCAGCAGCGGTCTGAGGAGCATTGCTCTGTTGGCCTAGCAGCATAGCCGTTGGGTCATACGCAGCTCCACGATAGCCTTGAGCTAGATTGAGGGCATAGGCGCGATTGGCTTCAGAAGCCTGTGTACCAGCTTGACCTAGCAAGCCAAGGTTGGAGATGTTCTGTTGTTGCTGATTGGCGGCAAACAAACGGTTTTGCGCGTTTAAATCCATGCCAGCAGCTTGATTGGTGAGCGCAAATTGATTGGCGGCTCCCTGATTGGCCATAGCATACTGAGCTTGGAGCTGGGCGTTCGTAAGCTGACCCTGATTGCCAGCCTCAGCTCGGAACATACCCGCCTGATTGAGCGCAGCTTGGTTGGCAAGGTTGGCTTGGTTCTGAGCCCCGGCCCCAAATTGACTAGCCTGAGAAATGTTCTGAGCATTCTGTAAAGCGGCTTGATTGGCGGCAGATGCGCCAAATTGACCAGCTTGCGAGCCAAGCATTGCATTTTGCAACTGAGCTTGGTTGAAGGCAGAAGCCCCAAACTGACCAGCTTGATTGGCCGCATTAGCTGTAAACTGAGCGGCTTCCGCACCAAGACCAGCAGTGAACTGATTGGCTTGGTTGGTAGCTCCAACATTAGCCAGAGCAATATTCTGATTGGCTTGTTGATTGGCGAGCGCAGCCTGAAGCGCAGCCTGTTGATTGGCCTGTTGAAGACCAATTTCCTGACCATAAAGACCTGTCCCAAAGTTACGATTGGTGGTGAGGTCTTGGGTGTAAGCCTGATTGAGAGCAACGGCCTGAGCTAAGTCTTCAGCTTGACGTTGACGCATTGCACCAGAACGAGCCGCAGCTTCAGCAGCAATGGCTGGATTGCTCATCTCAATGCCACGCGCAGCATAGGCTTCACGGGTGCCTTGCTGAACATTACGAAGTTCTTCAGGAGAAAGCTGACCCGTACTGGCGGCAAATTCTGCCGCACGACCACCAAGGAGTTGAGCAGCCTGACTTGGGCCAGCCTGTAAAGCCTGTGCGTAAAGGGATTGACCAAGTTGACCACGGGCAAGACGTTCAGCCTCGGTTTGCATACCCGTAGCAGCCTGAGCAGCTTGATAGCCTTGCGGGGTGTAGCCTTGGGACTGATAGCCTTGAGCTTGGGCTTGTTGAGCCTGATAGCCCTGAGATTGAGCTAGGGCGGCGTTATAGCCTTGTGCCCCTGTTTGCGCGGCATTATAGCCACCTAAGCCTACCTGTGGAGCACCACCCAATAGGGATGCTTGAGCTGGATTGAACTGAAGGTTGCCAAACTGTTGAGCGTTCTGGATGGCAGAGCGCATCCCGGCATACTGATCGGCACCACCCTGTAAAGATTCAGCCCGTTGTAAGCTACCAAGAACCTGTGGGTTTATTTGGTTGTAGGTGGCAGCAAGCTGAGGAGCAAGAGCGGCAATATCAGCCGCACCAGCAGTACGAAGGGCAGTATTTGCCGCTGTCTCTAAGCCACTGGTAACACCACCAGCTTGTTTAAGGAGGTCAAGAGAGCCGCCTGTTTTAGCAGTGAACTGTGGCGTAAGCCCTTCCGCATCAGCAGCAGCCTTGGCATATTGCTCCAAGGTGCCGTACATCTGAGCATAACCGGGGTCGCCACGATAGTTCGCCAGAATGTCTGGACGAGCGGCAAGAAATGCCTGTGGGTCAAACGTAGCAGCACCAGCGGTATATTGGCCAATGTCCTGAAGACCAAGAGCACCAAAAGCAGGACGAGCCGCAGCCTCAGCACCCAACAGAGCCGTAAGGGTTTGAGGGTTGGCTACACCAGCGAGATAGTCGCGGGTAGCTTGGCCGGGGTCAAAACCAAATGGATTGGCAGCAGGAACATTTGTTGGGTCAGCAACCATGTCTTGCTCATACTCGCCTGTCTGTGGGTTAAAAGCCATAAAATTAGAGGGAAGATACTGCGTAAACGCTACCTGTGGTTGTGCCGTAGGAGTGGAGTTTCACCACCATTGCTTGACCCGCTGTCAAAGAAGCTGGGAAACTGCCACCAGCAGAAGTCCAAGCTGGCCAAGCTGTTGTAATGGTTCCACCTGTATTGTTCTTGAGGGCCAAAATGTTTATTTGTCCGCTGGCAATACCAGAAAGCGCAAACGTGCTATTGCCACCAAGTTCAATGACGGCATTACTAGCAGCCGCCAAATTGAGTGTAATGGTTCCGCTTGTTGGGTAGCCCGTATCGGGTACTAAAGAAACCAGTGTAATGCTAGCAACACTAGCAATGACATTACCCGTGAGTGGGCCTGTAAAACTACCAGCAATGGCTCCAGCTCCCGTAATGGTTGGAGCGGTTAGGGTTTTGTTTGTCAGCGTCTGGCTTGCTGTTAGTTGAACAATGTCCGAATTGGTGATGCTTGCAATCTTTGTAGCTGTAGAAGCATTGCCCGTAACATCACCCGTTACATTTCCAACCACCGCGCCCGTGTGCGTACCCGCGCTATTGCCCGTTAAATTACCTGTAACATTACCTGTTACGGCTCCCGTAAGAGGGCCAGAGAACGCTGTGGCAGACACTGTGCCACCGCTTGTCCAGCTAGGGCCACCCGTGCTTAGTTTAGCTGCGGTGATGCCGCCGTCCTTAACAATGATGGCTCCACCAGAAAGCTGTGTGGTTGTGCCATCAACGGCACCAGATACGAACGTAGCCGCATCAACCAAATTATTGAGGTTGGTTGCACTAATCTGTGTGTCAGCAACGATTGTTGCTCCTTTGGATAGAATGGCCATGTTATGAGGCTTGTGTTAAGGCTCTGAATGTAGGTGATGCTGTGAGCTTTACTAAACGCAACTTGGGTCGTCCAGCAGTCGGAGTATATCGAAGTTGCATCCCGTAGGCCCGAATGTTGCCAATTCTACCACGCAAGGATGCGTCTTCGCCCACTGGAAGCACTTCACCTAGGATGCCAGATACGGTGCCAAGCTCAAAGTCGCTGTCCAAGTTTTCAGACACAGCTTCAATGAGCGCATCCGAGTTGTTGCTTTCGCTCGATTCCGTGTGAATTTCAAAGCTATTGAACTTCTTGCGCTCAGGGCTTTGGAATGTGAACTCGCGGGTTAAGGCTTCAGACTCAACATGGAAGAAGCGGGATGGAAGGCCGGGGAAGGTGTAGATGTTATCAACGTCATCTACGCGAGATTCCACTTCGTTAATGCCGCCAAAGCGATTGATGGCAAAGAGACGATTGACGCCGCCAGCCCCAGAGGTGATGAAGTTGGCTACGTCCCAGCCCTCTTGCTCAATTAGATCAACGCTCTCCCAGCCCTGATTGAGCAGGTTGTAAACAAGAATGGCGTTGTTGTAGGTGGAGGTGCCTAACGGAACGGCGATGTAGTAGCGATTGTTGTGGTAGATGGCTACCGACTTGTCAGCATACGCCTTGTTGATTTGGCGGATGATGGGGTCAATTGGGTCAGACAAAGGGAGTCCCGCTCCGCGAAGATTATAAAGGTCGCCGAAGGCTGTTGCATAAACACCGTTGTCTGAAAGGAAGAAGATTTGATTGGCAATGGTTACAACGGAACGACGGGCTACAAGCCCGGCTTCGCGTGTAATTTCTTTGAGCGTAATGTCCGTTAGGCTACCGGATAGCCCGCTAAGCAAATGAATGCTATTGCGATTGAGCACCACAGCATTGTCATCCGTGAAGGGGTGGACGTATTGGAGATAGTCCGCAATGCCCGCAGTAACTTTGAACTGATTTTGAATGTGGTCATAAGTATCTGAATCGAAAACATCCGAGAAGATTAGCTCATCTCGCACGTTTCGGCTAGTGATTGTTTCACTACCAGATGTGCCCGTAGAGGTGTAGTAGTAGGGGCAGATGATGCGACGTTGGTGATAGACTCCCCACGGGGGCGCGGGCATGTGAACAAAGCCAATGCCCTGAGACTGAGCCACAGAATAGGTTACTTTGTGACTTGCGTGATCTACGACTTGAGCAAAGAAAGTGAAGGTATTGGCGTTAGGAACAGACGCAATGGTGTAACCAACTCCGTTTTCCACTAAGGGAGTTGTGCCATTATCCACCACAAAAATCTGTCTGCCAACGGAAAGACCATGAGCCGTCTCAGTTACAGTAACTAAACCGTCTGTAATGGTTGTATTGTTGCTTGCATCGTAATACACCGTGTTGGCGTAGGTGCCGTTGGCCACTTTAATAAAAGCTGGGGTTCCCGTGAAGCTACCATCCCAAGAAAGAGCTGTAAGGCCGTCGCGGAAGATGAACACCTTGTTGAAAGCCTGAATCATCTCGACATCATCCGTAACTGTGATGCCAGTGGGATAGGTGATGTTGGTGGAAACTCCCGTAGCGCAATTGACGGCAATGGCCTTGGAATTTAGGGCAATGATGAAATACTCGTCATTGTCATCGGAGGGGTCAGAGAACAAGCAGGAGCCATAGGCATTGTTGATGTTGCTGCTGATGAAAGGAGCCCCGGCGTAGTTGGTGCCGCCAATGCTGTATGTCTCACTTCCGGTTGCGTTTGCAATGGTAAACGTGAAGCTGTTGGAAGCAGTGACAGTAATGGTGCGATTGCCATTGGGGTTGACGGTGCCCGTAAGTCCAAAGAT